GCTGGCGGCGATACGTCCGGCTGGGGCGACACGCCACAAGCGAAGATCGAAGGCTGTATTTTCGACGGCCCGGCTAATGGCGCTGGGCTCCATCTTGCGAACGGTATTGTCTTCCAGCTTGATCGTGTCGAGGGACAGAATGCCAGATATGGCATTTTGATCGAAAGCAGCATCAATGCCCGCCTGAATTCCATCCGCGCGAAGGCAACTAAGAACTGCGGTCTGGCTTTCAAATATACCGGCAACCCGAACGTCTATTATGGCTCAAGCCCGACATCGACGTTCTGGAACGATGCTTATGTCCTGAAAGGTTATACCTATAGTGACGGCGCGACAGACGGAACTTTTGCGGGCCTGTGCGATGATGGATCGAACGCAGAGCGCGTCCGCTCTATCGATGGCATTTCATGCCAAGGCAAAACGGGAAAAACAGGCGTCCAATATTGCTATTTCGGTCGCTTGGTTCATCCGCATTTTCATGGAGCGAATTGGGCCGAGTCCGTCAAATACGCTCTCCGCATCATTTCCAGCAATTCGGCGGAAGGCGGATCAGGCACGGCCATTCCCGGCGTAACAGCCGCGCAACCGAATGGGACTATGACAGTAGGGGATTTCCCCGATGGTTATTGCACAGGTGGCGTCATTTCAGGGTTCTTTGTGTCTGGCGCGACGACCGCATTTCAGCCGGACTGCAATGGCGAAATTCATGTCGGCGAAGGTGTATTTACGACCGGAACGACCGTCGATCTGAAATCAACGCAAGGCGGGAAAACCTTATATTATCACAAGATCACTCGTTCTGATGGAACGCCTGCCGTTATCCAAAACAGCTTTGGCGGTTTCGTCGATCAGGCTGGCGCTACGCCGTCCATTTCTTCGGGCTTTGGCACTTCGCCGCCAGCGCTGCCTGCCGGTTCCAACAGCTTGAATTTCACGTTCCAGATTGGGACGGGCGGAACGGCGAATTCCGGCGTTCTGCAATTCGATGCGACTGCCCCGACAGGTTGGAATTGCCGATTTACAAACCTGACAACGACGACAGCGACAGTCTTCCAGACTAAGCAAACCGCCAGAACGACGACGACCGCTACTGTCGGAAATTTCAACACGTCTGGCGCGGCAGCGGCTTGGACGGCTGGCGATACCATATCGGCGCAATGTCAAATGATGTAGGTGGATGCGATGAAATCTGTAGGACGCGACTTCAGACTGACCCAGCGATATATGCTGCATTTCGTCCCGGCGCATCGCATCAGTCGCCATCAGCCCAAGAAGCGCTATCCGATTACGCACGGCATTCAGCCGCGCCGCAGCAGCCCCTACCGGCCCGTCAAGGAACATAGGCCATGCCCGATCTGAAAACGCTTTATATGCGCCGCAACGTAAAGAATGCGCCTGACATCATCGCATGGGCCAAAAACCAAGGATTCAAGTCGGCGCTCGCGCCCGGCAAAATGCATGTGACATTGGCATTTTCGAAGAAGCCGGTCGATCATTCTCTGCTTTCATCTTCCCCGGAATCCAAGGCAGTTCAATCTGGCGGGCGCAAGGTTGCTCAGCTTGGCGATGAAGGCGCGGTTGTCCTGCATATCGCCGACGCCGGGCTTGAAGCGCGCCACAAGGAAATTCACGATCAGACCGGCGCAGAATGGTCGCATGACGGCTATCGCCCGCACATCACGCTGACGTATCAGCCCGGCGACATCGACCTTTCCACTGTCCAGCCATATGATGGCCCGATTGAATTGGGGCCGGAAATCGTCCAAGAAGTAAATCCGAAATGGATAGACACCATCACCGAGAAAGGAAATCCCATGACCGAGAAAGCCGATTGCATGGGCGACGTGCATGTTCCTGCTGCTGATGGCAAGAAGCGCAAGACCTTCAAGGATTATTGGGCAATTCAACAGGAAGCCAAGAGCAAGCAAGAAAAGGCGCGCCTTCCAGTCGGCGAAGCGACGATCATCAAATACAGCGAGGAACAGCGCTGCGTCACGGGCTGGGCCAGTGTTGTCGAGCAGGACGGGAAACCTGTCGTCGATCATCAGGGCGATGTCATGAGCGAGGCAGACCTGCTGAAATCAGCCCATAATTTCATGGCAGATTATCGCGTCGGCAAAGCGATGCACCAAGGCGGCAAGGTCGGCGATATTGTCGAGTCCGTGGTCTTTACCAAAGATTTACAAAAAGCGCTTGGAATCGATCTGGGCAAGGTCGGCTGGCTTATCAAGGTGAAGGTCAGCGATCCTGCGATCTGGAAGCGCGTAAAATCTGGGGAATTGAAGGCTTTTTCGATTGGTGGCTACGGGCAGCGCGTTCCGATGTAAGTCGGTCGGCGCGGAAAGGGGGAGGTCGTGCCAAAGGGACAATACGAAAGAACATGGGAACATTCGCGGGCGATCAGCAAAGCCAAGCAGGAATCGAAGTATCGACCCAGCGCTTCGACCAAGGCGAAAATCGCCATTTCGGTCAAAAAAACAATCATGGGCAAAAAAAACAGGTTAATGAAAACATGATCTGAGTTATATCGTAATCAGGTGGTTTTCTTTCGGGGCTGACATGCCGCAGAATTTGGTGAACATGGACGTGCGCGAGGTTAGTTTGGTCGATGATCCGGCCAATCCCGGCGCGCATGTGCTTTTCGCCAAGAATAAAGGGAGCCGCGAAGTAAAGTCAGGCGATCAGGAAAATCAAAGCGGCTTTATCAAGGCTCTTGGCGACCTGATGCGGAAGTCTGGTTTATGGAGCGTGACGAATAATGACGCGCGCACCTTCGACCAGTTGGCCGTAACCGCCGAAACGCAGGAAATGATCGACGTTCTCAATCGTTCATTGTCAGACATCAACTCGGATGCGGAATCCGACGATGCGGCCAAAGGCCAGATGATGCAGCAGTCGATCAGTGAATTTTTGACCGCGACGGGCATGCTCGCTGCGACAGCAAAGGCCGCAAAGGCGGCGCAGGGCCAAACCACGGAGGAACAAGACATGGACATTTCCAAACTCAAGCCGGAAGACAAGGCCACGCTGCTTAAGGCATTGCAGGAAGATGCTGAAACCGTGGCGAAGGCTGCTGCTGATAAGGGCGCCGCTGACAAAGCTGCTGCGGCAAAGGCTGATGTCGCCAAGGGCGGCGCTGCTGTGCCTGACCTGAGCGAGCAAATTTCCAAGGCGCTGACGACTGCGATGGAACCTGTCTTGAAGCAGCTTGACGCCGCGAATGCGGTTATCAAGAGCCTGACCGACGAAAAGTCGCAAACCGCTCTTGTCAATAAGGCCGCCGCTCTGACCAAGAGCCTGACCGGCGTAACCGCCGAAGGTCTGGCCGATGTCATGAAGGGCATGAGCGACGATCAGCAGGCCAAGCTGACCGACATCCTCAAGGCCGCTGGCGAACAAGCCGAAGCTGGCCGCTCTGCTCTGTTCAAGAGCATTGGCGGTCGTTCTACCCCTGTTGCCGGTAGCGCAGAAGAAGTCGCCAAGCAGCGCGCGGCTGAGGCCATCAGCAAGAATACCAGCGGTAAGCCCATGAGCGAGTCGCAGGCTCTTGCAAAGGTCTGGAACGAAGACCCGGCTTTGTATGACCGCTACTTGAAAGAGACGGGGGCCAACTAACCGGCCCCTCGACCTTTCCCCAAATCCTTTATGAAGGAGATTTGAAATGCCCGTTGAAAAACTTATCGCACAGAACAGCTTTTCGCTTCCGGCCAACGCCGATTTGAGCGCTTCGCAGTTCTGCGCCGTTACCGGAGTCAATTCGTCCGGCGTCCTGCGCGCGGCGCTGCCGTCCGCAGGCGGTCGCATTATCGGCGTGTTGCAGAACAAGCCGAACGCCGCTGGCGAGCCCGCGACCATCGCTGCTGCTGCTGGCTGCACGTCGAATGTCGTCGCCGCTGCGGCTTTCACCGCTGGCGTCGATCTGATGATCGACTCGGCTGGTAAATTCTTGCTCGCCACGACCGGCAACGCGGTTGTCGCTATCGCCAATGAATCGGCGACGGGGGCAAATCAGGTCGTGTCTGCGATCCTGTTGCCTGCGGCGAAGAACGCGCCGTAATTTTTTGAACCTGTCTAGCCTAGAAGGAGGCTTGAATGCCGCAACCCACAAAGTCTGACGTTCATGTAAACAAGCCTCTTACCGATATTTCGGTCGCTTGGGTACAGGATCAAAACAATTTCGTCGCGCAAAAGGTTTTCCCGATTGTGCCGGTCGATAATGCGTCCGACCTGTATTATGAATACGACATCGGCGACTTCATGCGTGATGAAGCCGAAGTTCGCGGCGAGGCCAGCGAGTCCGCTGGTTCTGGCTATCGTCTCTCGACGACGCCTTATTCGTGCCGCGTTGTCGCGTTCCATAAGGACATTGACGATCAGGTTCGCGCGAACGCAGACAGCGTTCTTTCGCTTGACCGGGCCGCGACTGAATTCGTGGCGCAGAAAATGGCGATCAGCCGCGAACGCCGGTTCGCCAGTTCGTTCTTTACGTCTGGCGTTTGGGGAACCGACATCACTCCGTCGAATCTCTGGGACACGTCCAGCGGTACGCCGCGCAGCGATGTCGATGTCGGCAAGGCCACGATCTTGGCCGCGACCGGCTTCGTCGCCAATACGCTGACCATGAGTTATCCGGTCTTCCTCGCGCTCCGCAAATCGGCTGATGTCCGCGATCAGTTCAAATACACCAGCGCCGACTCCATCGATGAAGCCATGCTCGCCAAATACTTCGGCGTGGATAATCTCTTTGTCGCCAAGGCGGTTTACAATACCGCCAAGCAAGGTTCGGCCATGGCCGGTTCGCTCATTCTGGGCAAGAATGCCCTGCTGAGTTATATCCCGCCGACGCCGGGCCTCATGACTCCTTCGTCCGGTTATTGCTTCGCATGGCGCGGCTATACCGGCGCGGTCAACGGCCAGCGCGTCAGCAAGTTCCGCATCGAGCAAATCCGGTCGGATCGTATCGAAGGCGAATACGCCGTCGATTTCAAGCGAGTCGCGGCCAGCCTTGGCTACTTCTTCTCCGGCGTTGTTTCCTAATACGGCGTTCGGTTAGAATGATTTCCCCGGCAGGCCAGCGCTACCCCCGTGGCGCTGGCCTTATCTTTACCAGCAAGGAGAACGTGAGATGGCCAACAAAGACCAGAAGAACAGCCAGAGCGAGGCCGAAAAGGCCAAGGCTGCGGCTGATGCTGCACAGGGCGACAATGCGCCTGACGATAAGACAGAAGATGCGGACGAAGCTGCCGCAAAGGAAGCGGCCAAGGCTGCGGCTGTGCGGCCTGACAGCGCCGGTCATGCCGCTGAATCCGACCTGAACAAGCAGGCGGAGAAGAACAAGGAAGCCAATGTCGTCGCTGGCACCATGACCGGGCGCTATATTTGCGCCAATCCTTTCACGACCATCTTTGGCGAAAACAAGACCGAGTATCATCCCGGCGATGTTGTCGACTCTGCTGATTGGCCGGAAGGTATGCTGCAGCGCCGGATCGACGAAGGCTTTGTCAAATTCGAAGCCACGAAAGATTAATCTGGGCGGAGTATTTCCTATATGGCGCTGGTCGTAGAAGACGGCACGGGACTTTCAAACGCGAATGCTTATGTGGCTGTCGCGGATGTCGATTCCTACGCCAGCGCCATCAATTACACGGCTTGGGCCTCTCTCAATACAGCCCAGAAAGAGGCGGCAATTATCGCTGCCACGACCTATATCGACGCCAATTTCATGTTTACCGGAGCGCGGGTCAAGGCCACTCAGGCTCTTTCTTGGCCGCGTACCGGCGTGACAGACCGATATGAACAAATTTCCATCCCTTCCAATATCGTACCGAATGCCGTTAAGCGCGTCTGTATGGATTTGGCCATTAAAAGCAGCGACGGAACTGTTCTGCTTGAGGATCAGGCGCACGGCGGCGCGGTAAAATCTGAACAGGTCGGCCCGCTCAAGGTTGAATACAAGGACAGTGCGCCTGCCGCAACGCTCTATGCTGTATCAGGGTTGCTGAAAGGTCTGCTGCGACCGACCAATTCGACATATGGATTGAATGTTGTCGGCGCTGGCAATAATGCCGATCAGTATTTCACAGAAGGTCAATTCGAGAACAATGGTTCCGGACTCAGCACAGGGGGGTAGTCATGTCGCCTTCGCAGCAACAGCAGATCACCCTGACACAAGAAACCAAGGTAACTCTGCGATTTGCGGTTTTCGTCTTTACGACCGTGATAGCGCTGACGGGCGGATGGTACACGCTCAAAAACGACACACAGACTGTTAAGGATCAGGTGCAGGCGGTCAAAGAACAGCTTGTCGATCAGCATAACGAAAACAAGGACTTGAAGCAGAACTTCGCGTCTCTGACCGAAGAACGTGCCGAAATGAAAAAAGATATTGCTCTTTTAAACCAGCAGGTCGCACAGTTGAAGGAACTTACCCTAATCGTGATTAACAACACGAATGGCGCGGCGGGGAGTGGAACAGTAATTGTTGCTCCGCAGAAGCCGGGCAGGAAATGAAAAATGGGGGGTTTCTATGACCGCATGGCAAGCACAGGAAAAAGCCTTCTTACACGCTACGGCAAAGATTTTCTTGTCTCTCGCGTGGTTAACGGGGCTTACAGCACGGCTTCCGGAAGCATCGCTCAGACTGTCAGCAGTTACACCGTTAAAGGACAGGTCTTCGACTTTAGCGCATTCCAAGTCGCGCAATCTGGCGGCCTGATTCTATCGACCGACAAGGGGCTGCTTATCAGCCTCAAGGGTCTTGCTGTGCCAATCGATCCGACCACGGATTCCGTCAATCTCAATGGGGCTCTGTGGAAGATCGAGCGCGTCATAAAGCCGGTCGATGAACAGGTCATAGCTACCCTGCAACTCCGCAAGGTGTAAGCCATGCCGGGGGAGCGCGTATCCACCAAAGAATTCGATCTGGCAATTGACGCGGCAGCGGCTAAATTCGGCTTGAGCATCGAGGCGGCTTTCCGCGCCATTTCCTTTGATGCTTTCGAGCGCGTTGTGCGGCGAACGCCGGTCGGCGATGCTGATTATTGGGTCGGGCATCCGAAGGGGAACCCGCCCGGCAACCGCAAGCCGCCGCCCGGCTATGTCGGCGGATACGCGCGCAATAACTGGTGGTTCAGCAAGAATACGAACGACAATAAGGCGACTGGTCGCAGGCCCGGATCAGGCACCGGATTTGAGGCTTTCGCAGCGATACAGCTTGGCGTTCTGGGCGCGAAAATAGGCGACACGATCAGCATTCAGAACGGCGTCCCATACATATGGCGTCTTGAGGCCGGAACACTCTCGCCCCGGCAGGCTCCGCATGGTATGGTGGCGATCACGTTCGCAGAAATTCAGACCCATTTCCAGCAAATGCTTAATCAGGCGATGGAGAACAAATGACCGGGTTCGCCGCAGAGCAGCAGGACATCGAAACGGCCTTTGCCGCTGGCTGGGCCTCTGAAACGCCAATCGCCTATGAAAATGTGGCCTTTGACCCGACCGCCGCGACAGAGTTCGTTCAGATTCTTATTCTCGACGGCGATGCAATGCAGATGTCGCTGTCCAGCATCAATCAGCTTCATCGTTATTCCGGACTGCTGCAGGTTTCGATCTATGTGAAGAAAAACACGGGCGCGGGCCGGGCGCGGGCTCTGATGCAAAAGGCACATGATATTTTCTGCGCTCAGAAAATCAATAATTTGACGTTCTGGACGCCATACCCGCGCCCGGCAATCGACGCCGGGGACTTCATGCGCTATGACCTTGTGTGCAATTTTTACCGCGACGACCTGCGCGCTCAGGCTTGAGATTCTAGGTTAATGAAAAGCCCTTTTCGTTTATATCTGGGATAGCTTCGTCTAACCCCTGATATTGGGAGGCTTTTTATGTCCGATACTAACCGCGTTCAAGTGGCCTATGTCGAGGAAACGACCTATGGCGTCGTCCCGACGATCACCGGCACGACCGTCATGCGGCAAGCCCGCATCACCGGGGAAAGCCTGAATTTCAATATTTCGAACGTGGTTTCGAACGAAATCCGCCAAGACCGCATGGTTCCCGATCTGGTGCAGTCCGGGGCTCAGGCTGGCGGCGATACAAATTACGAAATGAGTTTCCCGCTGCCGCGCGCCTTCCTCGATCAGATGATGGGCGGGGCTATGTTCAACAATTGGGTTCAAAAGGCTTATAAAAACAACATCGTCGCCGATACGGAAGTCGCTGGCGTCAGTTCCGGCACCGGCATTTACACCGTCGATGCGGGCGGCACGGCGTTCATTGTCGGCGCTATGGTGCAGGCCAGCGGCTTCACCAATGCAGTGAACAGCGGGGTTTTCAACGTAACTGCGACTTCGGCTACCAGCGTTACGACCACAAATTCGGCATCGGTTCTGGAAGCAGCGCCGCCCGTCGCCGCAACGCTGCAGACGGTCGGACACCTGTTCGCTTCCGCCGATTTGGTCGCTACCGCTTCCGGCCTAACTTGCACAGCAGCCAACTTCCTGACCATGGGTCTGGCAGTCGGACAGTGGATTAAGATAGGCGGTACGGGCGCGGCATTCCAGTTCGCAACGGCGGCCAATAACGGATTCGCCCGCATCATTGCGGTTTCGGCCACGTCCATCACGCTCGACAATCTGCCAACTGGCTGGGGCGCTGACGCTGGCACCGGCAAGACCATGAAAATCTGGTTCGGCGACACGCTCAAAAACGGCACGACCGTCCGTAGCTTTGCGATGGAAAAGGGCTTCCTCGATGTCACGCAATATCTGGTCTTCAATGGCATGATTGTCGGCGGAATGTCGCTGAACCTGACGGCGCAGCAGATTGCCACGGGAAATTTCTCTTTCCTTGGCTCTGCCGCGACCGCCGCTGGTTCGTCCCTCGGCACTCCGGCGAGCCCGGGCACGGAAGATGTCATGTCGGCCATGGCGAACGTCGCGCGTATCTGGGAAGGCAATGCATCGCTTGGCCCGAACAACTTCGCACAATCGTTCAGCGTTCAGGTCAATAACAACCTGCGCGCCCAGCAGGCCATCGGCCAGTTGGCTTTGATCGGCGTCGGCGTCGGTCGTTGTGACGTGACCGGCTCGATGAACTGCTATTTCAAAGACCGGACGCAATATGACAAATATGTTGCCGGTACGCCTTCGAATGTGAATTTCCGCATGTTCACGGCTGGAAAGCGCGCTTTGGTCTGCACCATTCCGAACATGGAATTTGAATCCGGTCAGGTTGTGGCCTCCGGCCCCAATCAGGACGTTATGGCTCAATTCGGCTGGCGCGCTAAACTTGATGCGCTGACGAATAGCGAAATCTCTTTCGACCGCTTCGCTTACTACGAATAACGGTCGTCAAGGCATACGGGACGCGCTGCACCGCGTTCTGTATCAAATGGTCGGCTGACCGGGGCGGAAGCGTCGTGCAGGTCGTTTCCGCCCCACCTGCACAGGAGTACGGTTATGGCAAAGGGAATGCGTCTTTCTGAATTCAAATCTGACCCGGTAAAGTCGGCAAACGGCGTCTGGGTCAAACTCAATGACGAAGGAACCGAAATCAAGGTTGCGCGCATGAGTAATCCGGCGCACCGCAAGCTGGTCAACGAATTGATGGCCTCGCATCGCGGTTATGAGCGCACCGGGCAAGATTTGCCGGTCGATATTGCCCGCTCTGTCGGCATTGAAGCAATGGCCAAGACCATTCTGCTCGACTGGAAGGGATTCATCGACGATGATGGCAACGATGTTCCTTATAGCTACGACAACGCCAAAGAAGCGCTAGCCATCGACGATTTTTCGACCATGGTTCTCGGCTTCGCTTCAGATCGAAAGCTGTTCAAATCTGACAATTTGGAGGACAACCTAAAAAACTCCGCACCGCCCTCGAATGGCAAATCGACCACGGACGGGGCGGCATAAGCGATCAGGCTTGGTTGACGGCAGCGGCGTTAGAATCTGGGGCTGATGTCCCTCTGCTGCCGGAACAGCCGAAAATATATAGCTGGCTGCTGGAAACCTATCAGGCGTTCTGGCGGCTATCTAAACAGCGGGGGGAAGGTTTTTCAGGCCCGCTAAAAATTGGCGCTTCGGACATCATGCTATATCAAGCAGAGTTCGAACCGTATGAAGATGCGTTAGAATTCTACGATATGATTACCGCTATGGACGCGACTTATATCGAAAGGGCGCTAAAGGCATTAGAAGAAAAAAGGAAATTGGCAGAGCAACAGGCAGGAAGGAGATAGGCAATGCCGGTTCAAGATGCGGTTTTGCGCCTGACCATTGACTCTACCAAGGCGAAGCAAGGCAACGACGAATTCCGCGCCAGCGCCGATCAGGTGAAGCGCACGGCGGCAGAGACGGCTCAGGCGATCAATGCTGTTTCCGATAGCATGGACAAGGCTGGTCGTTCTTCTGCCGCCAGCGCTAACGCTGTCAAGCAAGGCAACGAACAGGTCGCCAAGACGACCAGCAGCATCGTTGATGCAACGCGCAAAGCCACGCAGGAAGGCAGCTATTTGCAGCGCACATTCGGCCTGCAAGCCTATGAAGCGCGCAATCTGGCTTTCCAGCTTAATGACGTTTTCACCGGCCTTGTAAATGGCCAGCGCGGCTTTCAGGTCTTGACCCAGCAAGGGCCGCAGATCACGCAAATTTTCGGCGGTCTTGGCAACACACTGAAAGCACTTGTCACGCCGACCGTCGCTATTGGCGTTGCCGTAGTCGGCGCTACCGCAGCGATTACCGGCATGACTGTCGCCGCAGAAAGTTGGAACAGAACGCTGAACACGATTCAGGCGCAGCTTACCGTTACGGGGCGCAGCGCTGAATTAACGCGCACACAGATTCGCGGATTGATCGACTCTACTTCAACGCTGATTGGAGAAACCCGCGAGTCCGCAACCGCTGCAATCCAAGCCTTCACGTCAGCCCGGCAGTTCGGCGGTCGTCAGATCGAGGAATTGACCAAGATCGTGGCCGATTATGCCACGGCGACAGGCACGGAAATTCCCGATGCGGCGCGCAAGATGGTTCAGGGCTTGAAAGACCCGACACAGTATGCGGCGCAGCTTGCCCAGCAGTTCGGCAATCTGACGGTCGAGCAATACCGTCAGATCGACGCCGCGCAGAAATCCGGTCAGGTCAATCAGGCTTTGAACCTGACGATCAAATATCTTGGCGATACGGTAAAGAACACGACCGAAAACGCCATGACGCCTTTCCAGAAATCGACTTCCGCGCTGGGACAATCTTGGGATGCTTTGACGCATTCCTTCAAGGATTCCGGCTGGGTCAATGCGATCATCGACGGCGTTTCCCAGATTACGGGCGCTTTCGCCAATCTGATTAAGCCGGACTCTCCGATTGAGAAATTGCGGCAGAAAATTACCGATCTGAAAAGCGAACGCGCCGACATTCAGCAGGATATGTCCTACAATATCCAGACGACATACAGCAGGGCAGCGCAGCAGCGCGCCATGAACCGCAATTCGCTCGATCTGGCAGATGCAGAGGCGCAGCTTGCCCAGCTACAGGGCGGCGCAGGAGCGGGCATTTCTGGCGGTCGCATTGGTCTTGCCGGGGTTCTATCTGGCGCGGCGGTCACGCCGGACAACCTGTTCGATCCGCAGAAAAGTTCTCAGCTTTTGGATAAATACCGTTCCTTTGCCAAAGGCGTGGCCGATGTCACGGCGGAGATTTCCCAGCTTACCGGCGACCGCTCGCGCGTGGCGCAGGGTAGCGCCATGTGGCAGCAATATACCGACGCCATAGACCGGGCGCGCGCTTCGCTTGCGGCAATGAAGGAACCGATCACGCTGGCAAATGAAGAATTGAAGCGTGAAGCATCGATTCTGGCACAGCCGATCAATCAGCGCGAGATTTACCGCGCCAAGATCGAGGCTGTTTCCAGCGCCTTGAATGCCGGGCGCACGGCTCAGGAAGCGGCGGCATTGGGCGCGGTCGCGGAACAAAAAGCGATCATGGACTTGAGTTCGGCCTATACCGATCAGCTTGCAGTCCTCAATCAGCAAACCGATGCGCTGCAGCGTTTGACCGCAGCGCGCGGCGATGGAGCGGCGGCGACGGAAAAGCAGGCGGCAGCCAATGAGGCCGAAAGCGCACATCTCAAGAACGTCATGGTCGATACGGACGCCTATACGGCGGCGATCCTGCGTAACAAGGAGGCCCAGCAGCGAGACGCCTTTACCCAGCAGCTTCAAGCGCAAAAGGACTCTCTTGCGCTAGCGCAAGCGCAATACAACATGGTAGGTCTGACGGCTGAACAGCGCAGCGTCGAATTGGCGGTCATGGATAAGCAGCTACAGCTTGCGCGCCAGTATCCGCTGCTGACCGATCAAGAACGGCAGAGCCTTGTCGAAATGACCCGGCAGCAGATGTCTCTCAATGCTGAGGCGGACAAGCTGAATACGATCTACGACGACGCGCGCAAGAGCCTGTCGGATTCCTTCACCGATGTTCTGACGGGCGGCGTGAAGAAATTTTCCGATTTTGCCATCTCGGTCAAAAATATCTTCGTTCGTCTTGCAGCGCAGATTGCCCAGAGCCTTGTATTTCAGCCGATCATCAATAGCGTTCTCGGCGGCGGTAGCGTCCTGTTCGGCGGCGGCGGGGTCGGGGCTTCCGGCGTGGCCGGGTCGAGCGGCGGCGTATTGAGCAGCCTCAGCAACCTTACCGGCGTGGGGAATTTCTTCGGCGGCGGCAGCTTTATCGACGGCATAGGGACGAACCTTGGCTTCGGTTCCGGTCTGGTGCAGGCCGCGCCCAGCGCGGCATTCGTCGGCCCCATGCCGCTGGCTTCCGGCAGCCTGTTCGGCACGAAGACCTTGAGCGGGTTCCTTGGCGGGGTCGGCGCGGGCTTCGGGGCCGGTTCCTTGCTGAACGGCCTTGTCGGCGGCAACAGCATGGGCGGGACGATTGGCAGCGGCGTCGGGGCGGCGGCAGGGGCGGCAATCGGCTCGATTGTGCCGGGCATTGGGACGCTGCTGGGCGGCCTTATTGGCGGGGCTGGCGGCGGCCTGTTCGGTGGTCTGTTTGGGCCAAAGAAGTCGGTCGGCCCAAATGCCAATACGAACCTGAACATTCGCAATGGCCGTCTGGCGGTCGGGGAAACCGGCGCGGACAATGGCGGTGATCGGGCCGGAACCATCGCGCTTGCTCAGCAGGCCGTCGATACCATCAATAAGCTGTTCGACAGCTACGGCGTTCAGGCTTATGACCCGTTCGGCGGGCGTCTGGGATATACCGGCGCACCCCATGCGCTTGGATTCGAAGTCTATACCGGGGCGATTAACGCCGGGAAACCGCAGACGCCGGACGACGTGCTGAAATTCATGCTGAAAAACGGCCTGATTAAAAGCACCGGCAGCGGCACGGTCAGCGACATTCGCAAGAATGTCCTCTATGGCACTGGCGGCTCAGAAGACTATTACCAGCGCGTCATCAACAATACGAAGGCGACGACCGTTGCCGACTTCGCGAAAGACCTGGACATCGCTAAACTTATTGAGGATGCGAAGAAGCTGGGTTCAGCGCTCGATTCCGTGCAACAGTCCTTCAAAGATTTGTCAGACCAAGCTGACGATTATGTCGAGCGCGCGGCTAAATTGGGCATCGCCAGCGGTGATGTTTATAAGGCGCTCGCCGCCAACTTCGATAAGACGGTCGCCGACAGCATCAAGGGCATTCAAGACCCTTATCAAGCCGCCTATGACGCGCTGATTAAAGACCAGCAGGCACGGCTGGACTATGCCAAGAAAATCGGCGCGGACGTGACGCAGATTGAAAAGCTCAACCTGCTTGAGCAGAAGCAGTTGATGATTCAATTCGGTAAGGATACGACCGAAGCGCTGCAAAAAATGTCCGACGATCTGAAAAAGTGGCTCGACGGCGAACTGCTTGGGCAGAACAGCAGCCTAACGCCATACGCGCAGTTTCAGCAGGCGCAGAGCCAATTCGGCAAAGTCATCGATACGGCGCGCGGAGCGGGCGCAGGAGCCGATATTTCCAGCGTAACCAGCGCAGCCGACCAGCTTCTTTCCCTTGGTAAGAACGCGCTCGGCGGGGCGACTGGCGATTACAGCGCGTTGGAAGCGATGGTGCGCGCCATGATTTCCCAGCTTGGCAAGCAATTGCAGTTGCCGGGCTTCTGGACTGGTGGGGATATGACGGTCGGCGGCGTCGGCGGCCCGGATAGCCAAGTCGTCGCCATGCGCGCTACGCCGGGCGAGAATATCCGCGTCACGACCCCTATGCAACGCAACGGTGATACCGTCAACCTGCAGGCCGTCGTGGCGGAATTGCAGCGAAGCAATAATTATCTTGCCCGCGAGATGCGCAGCGTAAACGAAAACCTATCGCGCCAACGCCGCCTTGACGGGGTTATCCGCAAATGACGGTTCTGGTCGAAAGCCTTTACAAGAGCATTCTACAGCCGGTTTTTCTTTACGAGATTACGGCCAGCGATGGCTCAGTGTCGACTCCGGCCTATAAGCCGCTGACGCTAGGGCGCTACACGTTGGGAACGCTGCCTTACCGCTCGGCATCGACGGGCGAAACTACGTTCTTTTTCTCCGATGCCGACTGGACGGAAATTCAGAGCATACCGGCAGATTTGACGCTCGATTTCACCGAAGCCATGCCGGGAGGTCTAACCTTCACCCGTAGCGGCACGGCCTGGGGCTGGGATTCCAGTGGAACACTCCGGTCTTACGGCAACAACGTCCCGCGCGTGGCGCAGACGGACGAGCGCGGCGCGCCGCAGGGGATATTGCTTGAAGGCGCACGCACAAATGCCGTTGACCATAGCGATGCTGGCGGGGCTGTCGTTGGCGTGGTCGGCGGCACCGGGAGCCTGCCGAGCAACTGGTATAGCGAATGGAGCGCCAACACGCTCTGGACGGTTGTTGGCACCGGCACCGACAAAGGCATGCCCTATATCGATCTAAACATTTCCGGGCTTGGCTCAACCTCAACACCGATGATTATTCAGCTTGTCGGTTTCGACGCTGTTGCCGCATCGTCCGGCCAGACCTGGACTGGCTCGGTTTTCGTCAAGCGTGTCGGCGGGTCGTTCAATAACATCAACAACTTTACCTGCCGCGTCTCCGGCTTCAATACCGTGTCGCGGCTGCAGACGGAATTTTCAGAGACAGTCTTCGACCTTATCGACGGCGGATTTGTGCGCGGGAAGCACACGCGAACGCTGAACAGCGCATCGACCGATGCCGCCAGCGTCGAGCTGTGCATGGATGTCGATCTTGGTGTTCCGCTCGACATCACGCTTCGCATTTCCATACCGCAGCTTGAGCAAGGCCGGTTCGCCTCGTCGCCCATCTTGACGAACGGCGGGGCGGTCACGCGCAACGGCGATGTCTGCTATCTGGCGACCAGCGGAACATGGTTCGACGCCGCCGTGAACACGATTGCGGCTGAAATTTCTGTCGACTCCGTTTCGAGCTTTACGGGGTTTGGCCGGTCGGTCTATTCGCTCGACGATAATACGGCGAATAATCTCTGCATCGGCTCTATCTTCGGCCAGGGCAGCAGAGTGCTGGCTTATAATGCCACCGTTCAAATCGTCAATATCGGTGGCGACACGATTCAGCCGTCCGTGAACCACAAGACGGCATCTCGGTTCAGAACTAATGATTATCGGTTCAGGACGTCGGCGGGAGCAGCATCTTTCACCGACACGTCCGGCACCATTCCGACCGTCAACCAATTGTGCATCGGCTCTTATGCGCGCGGCAATGAGCCGCTTTATGGCTATTTCAATAAGCTTTTCGTCTGGAAATCTCTGAACAATAATAGCCTGCTAGATGCCACGCCAACCAACAAAACACTGCCGCCGCTGTGGGGAAGCCCGCTGAGCGCGCGCCAGAACGTGCATTATGAAGGCCGCTGCGACACACTGAATATGGATAAGTCTTTGCCGCTGACGCCGGAGTCGCAAAACCGCTCCGTCATTTCCATTGGCGACATTCGCATTAACAATACCGATGGTTATTTCGACTCTCTGGTCAAGACCTACGCCGTCGATGGCCGCGCCATTAGCGTCAAGCTGCTCGCCAGTGCCAGCGACCAGTATGCGGACGCCATTCCGGCATTCAGCGGCATCGGCGTGGATTGGGTTGCCGATAAGGAAAGTCTGACCCTGCAAGTGCGTGAATCCAGCTTCTACCTCGACGTTCCCATGCTGTCGCTGTTCGGCGGCACCGGCAGCGGCGACGGAACAAGCGCCAATATCGGCCATGCTATCCCGCAGGCTTATGGCCTATGCCGGAATATCGTGGCCGAACTGGTTGACCCGGCGAAGCTGATTTACCGCTTCCATGACCGCGTGGCGTCCGACGTCCTGGCCGTCTATGACCGTGGCGCGCCTGTCACCAAGGCAAACAGCTATAGCACCTATTCGGCGCTCTCCGGCGCGGTCACGGTGGCCGGAACCTTCGATTATGCCCTTACATCGACCGGCTCCTATTACCGCCTTGGCTCCGCCCCCAGCGGCACAGTGACGGCGGACGTGCGCGGGGACGCCTTGGGCAGCTATGTCGGCACGACCGGCGCTATCCTGCAGCGCATCATGCTGCGCGGGACGGTCATCGGCAGCATCGACACGGCATCGCTAGCCGACATCGACGCCGCCCTGACCGGGGAAGTCGGCATTTATTTCAACCAGCAAATCAATATCTCCAACGCGCTCGATCAAGTGACGTCTGGAACCTTTACGTTCTGGGGCGACATCGGGAATGGCCTTATCGGCGGCTACGTCCTATCCGACCCATCTGGCGTCACGCCGGATTGGGAATTGAGCGAATACGCGATTCAAGGCGAGGTCGAGCCTGCTGCTCTGCCGGACTCCATCGGCCCGACCGTCTGGCGTCGGCGCATCGGCTACAAGATAAACTGGACGCCGCTCACCGGCACGGACATCGTGCCAGCGCCGACGATCACAGAAGCGCGCCGCAAAGAGTTGCAAGACCCTTACCAAATCGTCTCGGTTGGTGATTCAGCGCGGTTGATTAAGAATATT